TGAACTGCTTATTGTGAATAGCGTCTACGATTTGTGTAAGGTTAGTGGTCATTTAGTCTCTCCTGAAAGAACTGAATCATGTCAGTTGCGTCTTCCTCAGACGAACGCAACTTCTTCTCAAAGGCATCTTTATTCGTATTATTTAGCCTATTATAGATTTCAAGTGTCTCTGACACCTCATCAAACGATAAAAAACTCATAGAATCGTCTTCGTGAATCAAAAATGCACCGTCAAGACTGGAATTCTGTAAAGATTCCACGGTCGCTGGCTGTGGCTCTTCGCCACTTTTCATCTTGTCCTCAAGGTCAATGATAGTTTTGATACCTTTTCTTGCCTGCTTGAGAGTGAGAAAAATATCTTTTCGTTTGCCATCAACATACGCAGACACGGGAGCAGAAGCACCCATGCCCACCTTTTTCAAA